GTAACCACTAAGTACCTTTAAAAGAATAAGATGATCTATCTTCATTTAAAAAGAATAAAATGATCTATCTTCATTTAAAAAGAATAAGATGATCTATCTTCATTATAGATAACTGTAACTACTAAGTACCTTTAAAAAGCTGTAACCACTAAGTACCTTTAAAAGAATAAGATGATCTATCTTCATTTAAAAAGAATAAAATGATCTATCTTCATTGTAGATAACTGTAACCACTAAGTACCTTTAAAAAGCTGTAACCACTAAGTACCTTTAAAAAGAATGAGTAAGAAAAAAAAGGACTTAATATTCAGTTGTAGGTATGTTACACTGTGGACACTTTGCAAGCAATCTACTGTAGGTAATGATATGATCCTTTCAGTGAAACACATAAGTCGTTCTCAATTTAAACAAATCAACTTTTACCCAACTTCTGATTCTCCATCAAAAGAAACTCACGCTTATATTTCGATTTACGGGAATGAGCCTGATGAGTTACCAGCCCCTAAGATCAATCATCCACTTTGGTATGATGGTATTCAGCTTCAATTCGATGATGTGGATATCGAGTATCCAAGCTGTAGGCTTAAGCCTATCTCGAAAGAGCAAGCTGTCGAAATCGTCAACTTTGTCATTCTACTTCACGAGTTACCTCAACCCATAAATCTTATCGTCCACTGTTATGCTGGAGTTAGCCGAAGTGCAGCAGTAGCTAGGTTCGTGAAGGAGTTCATCATGATGGAAGCCAACCTACCCCGTGAAAGGCTGTTTAACGCTACGGTGTTTCGCGCGCTGAGTAACGTTCTACAGGGTTCCCCTTCAGAAAACTATTTTAAAAAAAAAACTTGACTTCCTGAAAATTTGTGCTATACTATAGTCACAAAGTAAGCAAACTCAACAGCAAGTGACGACGATGTCTGATGTTGTGGGGTGCAAAGCGACTACTGTCTCAATCTGAGAGGAAGTTTAGATGTTTAAGGTAACGTACCAGTTGCATGGCTGCCCTGAGGTTTATGAAAAGGTGTTCCAAGTGGGTTTCGATGCCCACCACTGGGCAAGAATGAACACCGAAGTGTTCTGCATGGTTTATGTTAGCGAAGTTTTCCACTGAGGTAATCTAAATGTATACGAGTCGGAATTTTAAGACGAAAAAAGCCCTGAAAGAAGCGGTTGCTGCGGGTGAACAGGTGACGTACTACCAGCCCGGTCTGTTTGGTGGCAATGAGCCGAAGAATGGTACGATCAACATTGAGGGACCACATTATCCTGAACCCCATCGCTGGTATGCTAGTTGCGTGGTTGAGAACGGGATAATCGTTAAGGTTAAGTAAGGCTTGACAGGCAGCAAGGATGCTGCTATATTGTGAAAACAATGTAAACAGCGTAAGGTGATTTAGGACTATCCAGGTGTGGGCTGACAATAGGGTAATAGCACTTACGTCCGCTCTGACGGAAACGACTATTCTGTTGACGCTGGAATGATCGGTATTATGCCTACGAGAATGACGAGTATTAATAAGTAAGATTATGCCGAATGCCATCGGGACTACATCACCTTTCCTAGATATAAGTCTCGAAATTTTATGTCGGCGTTTTTAGCCGGTTAGCTCAGAGGTAGAGCGTCTCGTTTACACCGAGGTTGTCGAGTGTTCGATTCACTCACTGGCTACCAATTTATTGCGAGTTCAAGTTTTGGTGAGCTTACAGGTCTCATAATCCTGTCTAGAGAGGTTCGATTCCTCTACTCGCTACCACTAAATAACCAAATCGAATGCTTTGTAGGACTACATCTGCATTGTTCGGAACGATAGGGATCACGGATGAACGTGCAAATTGAAAGCCCCATTCTAGAAGGATGGAGAAAGGGTCGAGTAATTTAAACGAATGGGGGATGAGTCGGGGCTCAGGAACGATTTGCAATCCTTCCTTGCCGGGATCAACACCCGGATCCTCCACCAATTTTACCCTCTTAGCTCAGTGGACTTAGAGTATTCGGCTACGAACCGAAAGGTCGCAAGTTCAAAACCTACAGGGGTATCCATCAATAGGGTTGAATGCTGTATAAAACTACATTCGTATTCAAACTTTTAGTTATGGGTTTAAATCCCGTCCTCGGCTCTACTTCAATGCCGAGGTAGCTTAGAGGTAGAGCGAAAGAAGAATGTTTTATAAACAACTTGTCAACCACACGGATATAAGTAGAATGCCCTTAGATGAGTGCATTTAAATTCTTGAAAATGAAGTTAACCAAAAGTTGGAGAGCATCAAAAACTAGTGCCTTTTGGATACAGGTTGGTTGTGTGCTCATTGTGGTAGGGCAAATCATTGACATCATAGGATTGCTACTGAAATGGCCGCGTATATTGAAATCTATCGTGATGCACGAAGGAAACTTGGTCCAATCGAAAGCTTGCACTATGTTTTGAATGATGCCAAGACATCGCATCCATCGCTCAAGCAGTACCTAAATGATGACATTAATCTCTTATTCGGACAGATCATGCAGACGGCTCGTATCCTAGTGTCATGCGTTAAGGATATTGACGATTTTACTAGAGCAGGTATCAAAGAAGCAACGGTAGCTTTCGCTAGACAGAACGTCATTCGAGCAAGAGCCCATCTATCTTACTACATTGGAGAAGATACTTTGTCGTTGTTTTTGAGTGAGATCACGCAAACACCGATCTTAGAGCTCGAATAGGGGAAACAACCGAGCAAAGAAAAGATGATCGAGACCTACAGGAAAGACTCACTTATGGCGATGGGGAGGACGGCTTCTCAAACAGTTTCATAAACTGGAGAACGCTTGATCGACACAAGCCATCGCTACCATACTGCCCACAAACGCTAAGTAATGAAAAAGATGAATGCTTCTGGGACTACATTTATTTGATATAAATATCGCTTTGGGCGATCTTGTCTCAGTTATCTTGTCATCTTTCCTTTCTCTTATCGTGAGGTATACTATGGACAATCTACCATTCAAATTCCGTTTTGAAGAGATGCTTGAGAGGATCAAAACTGATCCTATCGTTGCTGTACTTGCCTTGGCATTGAATGAAGTGGTGACAAAGCAAGAAGAGCAAGACCGAATCAACCGACTTGTTCACGATACTCTCCAAAAGCAATCAGAACAAATCAACCGTCTGGTCGAGTCGATGACCTCATTGTCACAAGCAATGATGGCCATGACCTCTGCACTCCAAAAGGCTCAAGCAACCCACCATGTCCTGTTCGCTCATTTCAGAGGAATTGAGATCAAATGATTGTCGTTGACTTAGACGCATTCAGACAAAAAAGAAAGAAGCAAGAGGTTGTAGTCCAAGCTCTCAAGGACGAATGGGTTGTCTCATTGGAAGAGATGGCAGACAAGACAAGGAAGGCTGCCCCTGTTTCTGCAAAAACAACTTCAGACCTAGACTTGTTTACTCGTGAAGGAATGCGCTTTAGGTTTCAGAACATGAGACCGCCGGGTATGTTCGTAATTCTCCACACGGAGAAATTGCCACCCTCTTTCCCTCCTTTCAACAATAACCCTCTCCCTCCATTGGTGGCTTAAATGAAAAAGCGATTTGGTGGATTGAACATTAGCGATGACTTCGAGTTCGCAGGAAAGACACTGACCAAACTCGATGAGTACAATGCAGTGACTAAGGTTGCTCGTGGCAAAGAGAACTTCATGTTCTTTAAGCACAACCTGGTTACTGTTAAGGATCCCGAGTTAGGACACCAAAGTCAAACGTATACTATCGATCTTAAAACCAAATGCGAAAGGGATGTGTTATCCAGAGACTAAATTCTACTGATGAGCTCTGAAAATTGAATCAACGGAGATAACCTGAACCTCGTGTTGTTCATTTCGTAATCGGTCAAGACCGCGATAGCCCAAAGGAAGAGGCAGGGGCGCACCAGTCCCGCCAGTGATTGGTTCGAATCCATCTCGCGGCACCGTCAAAAGTCCTTGACACCTTGCTTGTTTACGGCTATACTATGCGCATAATGTAAGGTTACTATGTGAGGTACTCAATGAGTCATGTCAAGTCAGTTCGTTATGGGTTCGCTACAAACAGTTCATCGACCCATTCCATCATCATCACCAAAGAAAAAAGTACAGCCAAGGACAATCTTAGCGATTGCTTTGGTTGGGACTTTTTTACCGCGGCCAGTGACCAAGCAAAGCGACAGTATCTTGCTTCTATCGTAATGCACCACCTAGACCCTATCATCAGCAGATTAGCCACTCGTGACTTGATCAAAGCATGGCTGAATATTGATATCAACGATCTACATCAATGCCTTGGCATTGATCACCAGAGTATGCCTGTAATGCCGAAAACATGGGAAGGTGTTGGCATGGATGTTGACTTCTTCAATGAGTACAAAGAATTTCTGCTGCAAAAGCATTTAGTCATCATAGGTGGAAATGACAACACCAACCAAAAGCATAGTCTAGCTCACAAGTATGAGCCATTTGTCCTTCCGCTACTCTATGACGGTTCTACTGTCAATCTCGTTGCTCGTAAGGACCCGCTAAACGGCTATTGGACTCTGTTCAATCGAGACAATGGCAACAAGATACGCTTGTTCTTAAGCCCCAAGCAAGACAAGATTACTAAGGCTTTCGCACCTGAATTGGTAGATCTCAAGATCACTGACTTCTGCGATAAGCGTTGCTCGTTTTGTTATCAGGGTAGCACTAAGAATGGAGAGCATGGCAATACCAACTACATCAACAACGTCATTTATATGCTAAAGAAGTATCAGATATTTGAGGTGGCTCTCGGTGGTGGAGAACCAACAGCCCACCCTGATTTTGAAAAGATATTGAGGACTTGTCGATGGAACTATGTGATTCCCAACTTCACAACTAAGACCTTAGACTGGCTAAAGAATGACACTCGCCGAAATGAAATCCTGTCGTATGCAGGCGGATTTGCATTCTCAGTAAATAACAATCGTGAGGTTCGCGAATTAGGCTTCCTTCTCGAAAAGTACGGAATCGACAGAAGCCGAGTTCAGGTTCAAGTCATCGACGGCGTTGTGAGTGATTGGTCTTTCCCGCACATCTTGAAAGAGTGTGCATACCACAACCTAGCACTAACAATCCTCGGTTTTAAGCCTACAGGTAGAGGAGAGAAGTTCGCCGATCATCGCCAACCTTATAAGTTTGACTGGATCGAAATGGTCAAGAAGGCTCGTCATCATGGTGACTATGTTACCATTGGTGTAGACACGCTTATCGTACAGAAGTATCAGGACGCCTTTAGAGAAGAAGGCATTGATGAAATTTTCTTTACTCCAGAAGAAGGTAAGTTTTCTTGCTACATCGATGGAGTAAAACAAGAGATTGGTCCCTCATCGTATGCTCCTAATGAGATGGCTCCTTTCCCATACGACGACTTCAGTCAATTCCTACAGAAGTTCACTGTGTATTGAGGTGTACCGTGCGATTAGATGTTGATCAAATCCAAGAAATTCTTATCGTTAAACATGACTGCACTCTTCAAGACTTCATGTGTCACATCCAACTTCTTCGAGGTTATTTTGATTTTGAGACTATAAGAGAAGATGAAGTTCTTGAATTGCTGAAGGAGGTCGAACAAGATGGCGAATTCTGTGTTGCTAGTGGAAGAGTTGCAAAAGAGGCAAGTGTTGAGCCACTCATACTCCGAAAGAAAAGAACACCAGGATGGATAGACCCAACGCCATAGTTCGATGTCTTACTGAGAAGATGGAAGACATCATAAGATGGGGATGCGTTGTATATGATATCCCCATCCTTATCGTCAATACGAGATGGTCATTCTCTAGCAGGTATTCTACTAGTAGCGTAAGCGGTAGCCAACTTAAATACAATGCCTTTTTTTCTCTTTATGATACACTCGTTACCTGGGATACGGGTGGAACCTTTTACGAAAGCTTCAAAAGAGTAAAGGATGATCCAATCATCGGAACATTCACAGGTAGCGGTCTCGAACTTCTTATCGCACTCATCTGTCACGAACTGGCGCACATCTTTGAATCTATCTCACTTCAAGAATCGTGGTTTCCAACGAAGATATTGCAGTATTATGATAGAGTACCTAAAAAGTCCAAAATGAGACATCATCATAACGAGTTGTGGCGAATCATTTATCGAGAATTGAAAACCACTTTTATGCCAGCATCGCCTAGAATTGAATCGGTTGGAGAGGTTGATCTGGTGAGTATTAAAAATCCAACCGGCGTAGATTTTTATGCTAAACACTTGACATTGGGGAGTAGGTAACATAGACTTATTGTTGTTGGTAACATAAGGAGATTATTATGAAATTCAAAACACTCATCAGTATCCCATTTTGTGTAGTACTTGCAAGCGCACAAGCGGACCCGTCGTGGACATTTAGGTTGCCAGCCCAGAGTCTTGACGCCCATTATACGGCAGACGTTAAGGCTGGACCGCATATCGTTCTCACAACGATTCCAGAAAAGGGCTCATTAAAGCCTTGGGAAGGAGTTGTTGTAAATGCGCATCCTTGCTGCTACAAGGTTGTAGTTCTGTCATACACTGACGCATGGTATACTAAACCTTGGTACTCAGCACCTGATACTTTGTTTGATCAAACGGGTGCATTTAAATTTGAAATCATCACTGGCGACGGCAATCCTGGAGAAGCCACCCAAGTGTCGATCAATCTCGTTCCTAAAACTCTCGAGACTCCCGTTGCAACAGGCAGTCGTGAGATTCCAAAAGCCATTACAACCCAATCGGTATTCTCAATCATCCTAACTCGATAAGGAGACATCTGTGAGCAACCTTAAAAGGTTTCCCAAGAATGACTATGCATTGAAGACTTCATCTTACCTACAAGAGCAAGCAGGAACGGAGCTTGCAATCCCAGAGCTTGTACCACAATCCGCAATGAACTACACTGCACCAGGTCAAATTCCGCCTAGGAAAGGAAAGAAGTTGGTAATCGCTGCTGTCCTTGCAGCGTTGAGTGTTGGGTCATACAACGTGTGGAACATCTACTTCCGCTATGAGTCCTATGGTGTAGTCTCTGCCAATGTGGTGGGTGTTTACTCACCCATTGAGGGCAAAGTGCAAAGGCTGGAAGTAACTGAAGGGATGCCTATTGCTTCTGGTCGTTTTGTTGCCAAAATCATTAACTCTAATGACTATCGAGATCTGTTCAAACTGGAAGACGAAATTCAAGTTACCCAATCGGAGATAACTGCTAAAGAAAGCGAGAATCGTTGGAATCGTGGTCGTAACAATGACACGTTTTATGAGGCGACTAGTCAGCTTATGTCGGAAGAAGGACAACTGGCAGAGATCAAAGCGAAACTAATGCTTCAGAAGAGCCATCTGACTCGTATTAAACTACTCAGAGGTCAGGGTGCCGTAAGCCAACTTGACTTGGATAAAGCAGAGGCCGATGTCGCACAATCGCAAGCATTAATCACAGGAAAGACGAACACCATTACGGCGATGCAGTCTCGTCTCGAAAGGTCTCGTTCCACCGTAGATGACGATGGCTCATCCCAGATTATCCCATTGACTAAGAAGCTTGAGTTTCTCAAAAACGAGAAGAAGCGTCTTGAAGAAAAGATTACTGAAGGGGAAATCACTAGCCCTGTGTCGGGTATCGTTTCATCCATTACCCATCACGCTGGCGAGAGAGTCGCTGGAGATGAGATTTTTAACATCGTCGAGAATGACTCTATGAAACTGGTGCTATACTATAACCCCGCTGCACGAGTCCCACAGGTTGGTGAAGAGGTGGATGTGTGGAGTCCGTCGCTCAATAGGACGGTTAAGACTACTGTCACGGCTCTATCTCGTGATACAATATCTCCTCCGGACCAGATCAAAAGAAACTATTCAGCCGATGACAAGCTAATTAGGGTGTACCTGCAACCTAAGGACGCTGACATCAACTTGTTTATCGTGGGAAGTACCATTAAGCGTCCAAATGTGATTGAGACACTCACGGGCGTTTCGCAGATTGTAAGCTTTTTTACGGGTGAGACTGCAAACGCCAGTGAGACAAAGTGAGGTCATTATGATTACGGCTAGACTAGCCACCTTAAGAGGTGAGTGGATTGGGGAGTGTGAAGTCAGGGAAGATGCAATCTTTATGACGATGGAGACAACGTCTCCAATCTCATTCAGTTATGGCGTTCTACTTCCTAGTAATTCAACCGTGCCTGTTCCTGTTAGACAGAAAACGTCTAAGTTCAAAGATGGTGTGACAAGTGTCCAATGTCATCGTTTATCTGATCAAGTAGGACAGGTTTACAATGCCTTCATAGAATGTAATGAATACCAATACCGTATTCACAAGCAGACACTGGACCTATTTGTAAAATATGGCGCTGCAACATCTAAAGTGGTCGATAAGATAATGGTCTGCCCAGAATGTGAGAGCATAGCTTTTACCATTCGCCCAGGCTGTCCATCCTGCGGATCTCATGCGACTCGTCCTGACCAGTTGGTTCACCACTATGCTTGCGGGAACGTTGATTTGTTAGAGACATTTACGATTAACCGTCAGCAAGGCTCTATCGCTTGCGGTAAGTGTCATAAGGATGGTCTAATCATCAACGTAGACTACGATGTCTCTGCGGGATTGCAGCGTTGCATGGATTGTGGTTGGACGGGTAACAACTCCAAACTCATCGGTAGATGCTTGTGTTGTGACACATCGTTCTTGGTCACAGAAGCGAAAGAAATCAACCTAATGGAGTACACGATGTTATGATTTACGATGCTCTGTACTGGTTCTCAGGATTCAGCACAGAGCAGTATCTCCTGACATTCAGTGGGATGCTGCTCTTAGATGGTCCTAGATATCTATTCGCAAATCTGGTTTTACTAATTTGGACCTTCTTTTCTGACCTATGGCATGGCAAAGAGGCTCCGAAAGGAGCCTATCTACCCACTGTGTGCGCACTTATCCCTGGCTTAAATGAGTCCGCGACAATGAGACAGTGCTTGGAGACAATCCATGGCAGTTATCCGTTCCTCCAAATTATCGTCATCGACGATGGCTCAACGGATGGCACATTCGAGATTGCGTCTAAGTTCGCAGAGACTCATGACGGAGTCTTAGTTCTGAGACGCCCCCATGGTGGTGGAAAGAGCACTGCACAGAACTTCGCATACCCATACATCACCGCAGATATCATTGTCGTCATCGACTCAGACAGCACTTTTGGTCCTGATGCTATCTACCGATTAGTGCAACCGTTTAAAGATCCTAAAGTGGGTGGAACATCGGGTTGCATCCTTGTCAGGAATCCGACAGACAGTTTATGCACACTATTCCAAGCGTACGAGTATCTGATCTCGATCATGGTAGGTCGAGTGCTTTCAGCTAAAATGGGGACGTTGTCTATCATCAGCGGTGCTTTCGGTGCATTCAGGACAGAGATCTTCCGTCGTGGATACGGTATGGATGTTGGACCTAGTGAAGACTCAGACATCACTATTCGCATTCGCAAGATGGGTTACAAGGTGGTGTTCGTACCTGAGTCAGAGTGCTATACGGATGTTCCGATCAAATGGAAACAACTATGGAATCAAAGACTCCGTTGGGATATGGGCATCGTCAGAATCCATCTTCGCAAGCATATCGAAGGTGCCAGTCTGATGAGTAACAACTTCCGATTCACGAACTTCCTGTACTGGTACGACACGATGTTCTTCTCCGTGTGGTGTACCTTCTCGTTTTGGTTCATGTTAGGCGCTTTGTTCTTGAATTTGGATTGGCAGTCTGTTAAGAACTTAGCTGTTTGTGTTGCATTAGGCTATAGTGTCTTTGGCTTCTTCCAAGTCCTCACGGTGATGTTCTACAGCGTAAACCTCAAGAGAGATCTAATGCCTTGTATCGTATTCCCATTCTACTCACTCTATGGAGGCTTCTTTATGCGAGCAGTGAGGACCGTGGCTTGCGTCGATGAGTTCATCAATAGGTCCTCTTATCGAGATGGCTATGTGCCTAACTATGTCCAAAGACATGCCTACCTATGGAAAACGAAATACTAATGAGGTTCAGTACCGTAAAAAGACTAAGTAAAATGATGTGTATTGTTTTAAATTTGATGTCACATTTTACTTTTGCAAGTCCACCAGGAGGTACGGCTATGAGAGGACTGCTAGTTGGAGAACTCTACTCCATTGTAACTAACCCATCCAAAACCCAAGAGTTTTTAGATTTTGTCAAGAAGTATGGATTCACTGAACTAACCTTCTACACAGGTGGTCCTGTTGCTACGAGGGTCATTCCATTGAAGCAGTCAGAGCTTAAAGACTTGATTGAAAAGGTGAGAGCTCAAGGAGTTAACTTTGTCTCTATTGCTGTCGGCGGAATTGCTGAAATGGACAGAGTTACCAAATTCCTTTCTACCTACGCAGTCAAAATTGATGGATTGTGGCTTGAGTATGAGTGGTGGAACAACTCACCGAGAGACTTCACTACCAATGCGACTACGATACTCAAGTATATGAGGTCTAAAGCACCAGCAGGCACTGTTATTGGTGCGTATATCGGTTGGACCACTCAGAATGAGATGACTTCTCTGCTCAAATTGGTTGACCGAATCTATATGCACTCGTATGTAGACAGAGGAACAAAGCTCTATCCTAAGGTTAAGGATCGTCTCAATCAAATCAAGAATGCAGTTCCTAGTACCAAGGTTAAGGTACTGCCGATCATTAGTGCTGAATGGCTACCACCAGAGATTTGCAATTTGGGTCCAAAGGCACCAGGCTACTATGACAATATGTGCTTCTTAGGACCTTGGTTAAAGGTTAACGGCGCATTTGACGGAGCAGAATCATCGTTTAATGCGTCAGAAAAAGAAGACAGACCGTTACTGTCTACGACTAAGACTTGGCGCAACTATGCAGAGATCACGGGATTCTACTACTATTCCTATACCCATTGCGTAAATGCACTGAAATGACAGACTAGGATAACGTATCGAGAATTCGTAACCTACTAAACGGGCGATTAGTGCAATGAAGCACACTATTGACATAAGAGATGTTAGTCGAGTTCGCTGATAAGATCGACGGGCATCTCTAGTTTTTAATGCAACCCGATGATGACTCAGAGAGAGCCTGTGAAAGTATTCAGCAAGTTCCATGATTATTATGACTCCGTTCAGAACAGTCTGTACGACGAACGTGGAGCGGTGTGGATTAGGAACTCTACACAACCTTCCTCTTGACATCAGGCTTCTGATGTACTAAACTATTAACGATTACGCGCAAATAAATGATTTTTACATTTTAACTCGGAGATGGTAAATGCTCATCGATATTGCCAGTGATATTCACCTCAGTCTAGTAAGCGATCTAGGAGACCCGTTCTTTACTGCTAACGCTCCTTTCCTCGCTCTCCTAGGTGATGTGTGTGAGGTTCGACAAATAAGAAAGATGCTTCCCGTGTTTAAGAGGATGAGCGAGAGATGGGAAAAAGTATTCTATGTCCTAGGTAATCATGAGTATTATCAGGGGTGCCTTGATACGACAGTCGATTACATTAGGGAAGAGATGAAACCTTTCAGAAACATCCATGTCTTGAGTAATGATGCGATCTCTATCGATGAAGTCACGTTCATCGGCACTACGCTCTGGAGCGATATGGATAGGAACAATCCTATGACGAAGGAGGCGTGCAAGGTAGGAATTTCAGATTATTACTTTATCTTTCCTACTCTTAAGGATCTGTCATTCCGCTCCAGAGCAATCAGACCCGATGATACGGTTCGTCTTTTCAACATCAACACGTCCTACATTGATCAGATGCTAAGGCTGTTCAATGAGACGAAGACGATAGTGATATTGACGCATCACGCTCCGTCGTATCAGAGCATAATGCCCAGGTTTAAGACCAGTCCCCTTACTGGAGCATTCGCAAGTAACCTAGAGCATATCATGGTCGATAACGATCAGATCAAGCTTTGGGCACACGGGCATTGTCATAGTGATTTTGATTACAACGTTGAACAGTGTAGAGTAGTCTGTCACCCTAAAGGTTACTTAGGTGAGCTCTACAGACACCCACATGAATACATTCCAATGACTGTAGAAATTTAGGAGAATGTATGAGATGGTATCACTGGAAACTCGTTCAAAGTACATTTCTACAGTTGTAGATGCCATCATAAGCAGGACACTTGTTAGGGTAAAAGACATTAAGGTTAAGGGCAACCGTGTCACAATCGAAATGTTCCATTGCCCTGGCAAGAGAGTATTCAAAGAGGTAAAGAAAATTGCCATCAAAAAACTTAAGACAGACATCAAGCATGAGTGCGAAAGAGCCTGTGAGATATCGTTTACAATGAGGGATAAAGAATGAACAGCAAAGATTATTACCGCATACTGTATGGTTGGGATGTGGAGTTCTATCTCACGAGTGGGATCCGATATTGTGCGATCTTCATCAAACTCACCGAAAGTCTATCTGATAATTTGTTGGTGAAGTATGTAAATGGCACCCACCGTAGAGTGGCAGGAATGTACCTATTCACTGATCAATCGCTTGCTCTAGCGTATGTGGAAGAGCAAAAACAGAAGGAAATTGCTGCTCTTAACTCCAAGATTCAAGAACTTAAGGATCAAAAAGAAGCAGTGTATAAGAAGTATCTTGATGCACCTCCCATCGAGGAGGCCATGGCTATTGCAACCTAAAGAGGATTTATCATGTGTGAAACTAAGACTGCCCAACGATTCCGACATCACTTCCTAGTCAACGGTGCTGTCCTGACCGTATGCACTAGCCTAGACTATGAGACTCGCGAAGTAACCGTAGGCTGGAGCGTATTCAACCCTAACGATAAGCGTTGGATCCGTAAGATGGGCAATAATATGGCTCGACTCAGGCTTACTGAATTTCCTATCAAGTTTAAGCTTACTGAGTATGAGCCCATTCTGTGTGATTACATCAGCATGAAAGCACTGCTTCTGATCATCGGTGTCTCAGGCGTAAAACCTGAAACCGATATAGAGAACCACCCAAGCTCTATCCCTATTGCCACCCGCACGGCAATTCAATTTGAGATGGTCCATATCTTGAGTTTACTCGGTATGCGAGTGGGTCTTGACAGCATCAACAGTTGAGGTGACTTATGATTGATGCTATCCTGAGCTATTGGGCTAATCCTTGGATTGCCGTATTTCTATATTGGTTACCGTTGAGTATATGTGCCGTGGGTTACACTCTGAAAACCTTCGAGAACTATCAGAAAGACTTCAGAGCCAGGGGTGTGTATATCGCTAAACTGACTGCTGCCAAGGCATTGGAAAAGACGGATAGTGGGCGAGCAATGAGGACCGTCGGTTACTACTATCCGACGGATAAGATCGGTACTCTCATCGGCAGGGCAGTAGTTTCTATTTGCCCTATCGCTAACCTGTGGGCGGCAATGTTTGATGTGAGTCCGCGCTTGTTCCATCGCCTCATCCAGCAAATCGAAAAGTTCTTCGACCCGCCGCTGGTTCCCTCCCCTGACCGAAACTAGCAACATTGCGGCTGTCACATTTCCGAGGAAAATTAGCTTAAAAAAAGCTTGACTTTCGCTGTAAATAGGCTAGACTATAGTCACCGTGTAAGCAAGCCGAAACAAAATGGTCAAGTCCAAACTCAAGTACAAGACAAAGATAATGTTGTTCGGTATCTTCGATTTAGGTGTCGAGTCCTACACGTTCTCAAGCCTAGAGGATGCCAAGAAGAGTAAGGACTTGATCTTGAAAAGCGTGAGGGCTCCGTTTAGGTGCGTTTGTCGAGTTAAACTGGTTCCTATATACTAAAACAACCGCAATGACATGAAGACTAAACACTCAAAAACGTTTCACTTTCCCTGGAGTCAGGATGTAAGCAACGATGACGGTGTTCTTAGATCGGTCATTCAGTTTGAAGGAAAGCATGTATGAAAAGATCATCTTCAGACTGAAGATTACTGGAGAAAAAGCTGAAAGCCAAACGCAAAAGGATAAAAGAATGAATACGATCTTTCGTTGCATTGTTACCCTGTACCTTGCAGGGGACTGGTTTATGGTGATAGGCTACGGGTTCGCAGGAGCTAGTATGTCCACCATTCTATCGGTCCACCTGATCGCGACGGTGATTGCAGTTGCGTCTCGGATGGGTGTTGACACGCTGATGTAACATTTCCAATGAGACTTAATTTTGGCGAGCCTCTCCTGCATTGCTGCGACGAAGGATATAACAATTTTGATGTTCTGTTCAACAATTAGAGTAACGGGCTCATTTTCTTGGGTTCGATAACACTAGTGACTATTTGGATTTTATCCACCCCTATCGTAGATACAAGGGTAAAGAATGTGATCATCGTGATGGTTGCCTCGGCTTTGTTTGCACTACTATGGTTACCTACAAGTACATAGTACATGCCGACCCTATCGACGGTGACTCATCAAACAGCGCGAACTGTTTGACAAGTTTATCCGAAACAAGTATAATGTGGTTTTAGCAATCGATGACCGCCCCGTTATCGTAAGACTGTGGCGTAGTCTCGGTATTCAGACACTAGCTTGCGGATTACAACATAAGGAGTTCTAAATGAAACAGGCTGCTGATTTGATTGCGAACGTCTTTGGGAATAGAGTAATCTCCTGGAAATGTGAGGATGATCCCATTCTGCTTCGTGAATACCTAGTCATCAATCTCAATGAAGAGCCAACTGAACATGATAAAGATGCCATTATCCAGAACTATCAGAGTCTCTACCCCCATATCTTTGTGATTGAAAATCATCACACCCAGGAAGCAGATTTTCAATTGAGGGTATATTCCCGATAATCAAGAACGCGGGTATAGCTCAAAGGTAGAGCGTGACGGCTTCCGACCCTCAAGATGCGCGTTCAAATCGCGTTACCCGCTCGATATAATGCTGCGAGTTACTTTGCGGTCCTAAAGAAATTATCATGCAGGCAAGGGATACAGGTTGTAAGCTCAACTTTGATAAGGTAGCCACTTAATCTCATACGTTGCCTCAGAACGGATGACAAATTCGTAGAGATTTCGATGAAGAGAGACTCGGGCTATCCGTATTTCTAACAATGCCTCAGTAGCGTAGTGGATGACGCATCGGTCTTCTAAATCGATATACGGGGGTTCGATTCCCTCCTGGGGTGCCACTATTAAGAGCGAGGTGTTATGAGCGATATTCAAACCGCAGTCATTCTAGCAGGTGGGTTCGGAACTCGCCTTAGCCCCATCATAAGCACAAAGCCTAAAGTCATGGCACCAGTGAAGGGTAAGCCGTTCCTTGCCTATATCTTAGACCAGATCGCATCATTCCAGTTGAATGATGTCATAATCTGTACGGGTTATTTACACCATCAGATTACTGAACACTTTGGTAACCATTACCGTAATATCAACATAACCTACTGCAACGAATCGGTTTCCCGTGGAACGGGTGGAGCAGTGCGTTATGCCTTACCACTTCTCTGTCATAGCCCCGTCCTGATTATGAACGGTGACTCATACTGCAACTTCGATCTAATTGAGTTTGAGGTGTTCCACGCTATCACAAACGCTTCTGTGTCTATGCTGTTAGTTCAGGAAGACAGCAACAGTAGGAGCGGCTTAGTCGCTGTGGCGGTAGACGACAAGGTTATCTCGTTCAAAGAGAAAGAGCTGAGCATTGTACCGAGTCTAATCAATGCGGGCGTATACATTATGAACAAGGAAATAATTCGTAGTATGCCACTCCAGTTCCCGTATTCACTCGAAAACGATTTCTTTCCAACCCTTGTCAATAAGTCACTATATGGCATGGTGGCTGATGGACCATTTATCGACATTGGTACTCCCGAATCATATCAAAATGCTCAGGCATTTTTTTTTAGGACAGGCACTATGAACAAAAGAGATGTACTTGATATGACAGCATAGCGACGAAGGAGAGGGTAGTCCGTAGGTGTATTACGTCTATCGTACTCGCAGCCAAGACAATCGCGGGGCATTCAATAGGGGCAACAAAGTTCTACTTTGTGGAAACCGTGACCTAGATTTTTTTGAAAAAAGGCTTGACTTCCAGTTTTTGGCTTGCTATACTATGGTCACAACGTAAGCAAACTCAACAGTAGGTGACGAAGATGGCTAAAAAGTCGTATTGGATCAAGCAACGCATGAACCCGCAGCTTGGCAAGATCTATTATGTCGCTTGTGGACAGCTCACAGTCAAAGAAGCTAAAGCCAGAACAGAGACTCTGTATGGGTCGAATGTGATGATCCGTTACAAGACTGAGGTTGAGTATAAAGCAGCGTTAGACGCAATGGGTATCAGTGAATAGTGCAACAAGACGCTTCATTCGTCCAATCGGAGATTCCAATGACACAGCATGATGATGTATATAACCTCATCGCCAAGACCTCTAATGTCATCAAGCAGGCTGTAAAGCGTGAGGGTAGGGCTAAATATCCAGAGTGTATCGATTTCGTTCAGACCAATATGGCTGGAAAGACTTCGTGCGCGGATGTTATCAGGTTCATGCAGCAGGTTATCCAAAAATATGACCGATAAGACTCCCATAGCCGAAGAACTTGAGGAGATCAAAGTAACGGGGATGATCGCCCCGTTACGCGATAAACTGACTAGGCTCAAGAAAAACCTCAAAAGGTTGCTGTCTCAGCCTAAGCATGAGCGCAATACAAAAATGATAAAGAAGCTTCTCAAAGAAGCAAAGTCAGTTCGCAAGATCATCAAAAAATACAGTCATCAGGAAATGACTATAACCTGCCCGCACTGCGGGCTTACCCATAATGTCACAAGAAGCGAGTAACTATCATGGGCATTCAAGTCAACGCTGAGAAATCGTTAGTGTGGGACAAGGAGTCTAATCAAATCGTACCGAGAACCGCAGTGACGGTTAGTGTGGTTGGCAACCACGGAACTGTATACGCAACCGAAGGTCCTGTTTATTGTCAGACTGGTCAGGAGATTTTTGAAGCGACTATGATGCTCAAGAATCGTCTTATAGGCAGTATCGTCACACAAGCAAGCAGTAGAGCATTCTGAGGACACACGCATGGCATCAAAACGAGTACCATTTAGAGAGGTAGAGCCAGGAAAGGATTTTGAATGGGGTGGTAGGGTGATGCGAAAGGATTCAGAGATCAGAGCAACATCGCTAATGCCTAGACAAGAATTCATCTTCAAGAAGTCAGATTTGGTCACCGTTCAAGTGCCCGAACCCGATGAGGACGACTACTATCCTATGTACGGTTTGGGCGGGATGGGGTCAGCTAACCCTAGCGTGCCGCACCCGCTTACGTCTGACGACCTCGAAGATATGTACGGCATCCCCTTTAGCGACTGACTTAAAGGTTACAACGCTGCAATCCTGTATGTTGAGATGAAAGTCAACGTGGCTGTGTTTAATGCCACTAACGGACAGATAGTGGCTACTCGATAGCAACCCGTCGGGACTGAACGCCGACGTTAAAGGGTGCTGATACCACCCTAGAGGGCGAGATAATAGGTTAGTAGGGTTCACCCGAACACTAACTTGTTCCTGACTATACCGTAAGCGTTTTCAAAGGAGTGACTTGCTCTCCACAGAGAGTGACGAAGTTAGCGGCAGAGCCTAGACGACGATGCGGAGCCTGCGGGCTACACAAACGAGACGAGGTCACTCGCATCGCCGCAAGTCACTTGGCGTCCACTACGAAAAGGTGGAGTAGGATAACCGTAACCTACAACCAACAGAAGGGCTGCAAATAAAAAACGACGCAGCGACATCATCCTAGATCCCAAAATACTTTCAAAAAGTGTGTTATACTATGCGCACAGTAAAACAAGCAATGAGGAAAGCAATATGAAGCACACCGTAATCGCGACTACTAAAGTTCTTCTCGGCGAAAAGTTTTTGGCAGGCGTTAAGAGTATCGCTTACGGACAATCTAGTATGCTAATGCTGATGAAACCAAACCAAAATGGCATCGTGAGGATTCGGATAATACTTACAGACGATGGTAACTTCCAGGTCGAAGAGTTTACGCGCACTCGTCACCACAAGATCGAGCCTAGCAGCATCATTGTTGCTAACGATCTCGAAGCCAAAGTGAACAGCATAACGGGTAAGTTTTTGATGTTAACTTAAACACACCCTGGGTGTCTAGTCTCGTAACAGTAGCAGGGGCGGTCTATAAAACCGTAGGCTCAGTCCCCTCTAGGTTCAAATCCTAGGGCACCCACCCACGATGAGCCTTTTAAGCTAATTTGGTAAAAGCAGCGGACTGAAAATCCGCAGAGCTTGGATCGAAATTAAGGGAAGCACCCTATCAATCTCTGTGTAGCTGAGCTTGGTTTAGCACCGCGTTTGGGGCGCGGGGACGCAGGTTCAAATCCTGCCATGGAGACCAATTTATTGAGGGGTAGCACTCAAGGTGAGTGCGCCTGACTGTTAATTAGGATAGAGGTGGGTTCGATTCCCACCCCCTCAGCCAAACAACATCTCAGTAGTCTAGCGGTACGATGCGGGTCTCCAAAACCATGCAACGAGGGTTCAAATCCTTCCTGGGATGCCAATCTCATGCGATACTATATCCGATTATTGCCGCCATAGCTCAGACGGTAGAGCAGCTCACTTGTAATGAGAAGGTCGGGGGTTCGATTCCTCCTAGCGGCACCAAAACATGTCTGAATGCTCGATAGGTCTACATTTGACTGCAATTTAAAACCCGTAACAACTTATCAATTTGTCAGACATCCATCAAAAAGCCTCTCTAAACCTTCAAAGCGTTTCTCGAACGTGATGAAGGGAATGTGGAATGGACTATAGGTCTAGACATAACTTTGCAAAGAGAATGTCCGTCTACGATTGGATAAATAGTATAACAAACCACCATTTTGTAGAGGACAATTCAATGATATCATTCAAAAATTTCATTTTAAATGAGGATGACAAAGAAAGCAGGCTTTCATCTAACGATAAAGGCGTGATCCACGAGCATCTCGTAGGACGTGAGCTGAATAGGCTTTGGAGTCATAACAGCGAGCACGGTCACCATATGTCTCCCGCAGCCAAAGAGCAACACGACAAGATTGTAGAGAAGATTGGAGGGGTCAATTCACCTGAATATCACAATGCTCACAATCTTGCCGTTGCAACAGCACAAGCCATTCATCGTCATGTATCCAGTCAGAACGATGTAGACAGAGAGCATCTTAAGACGGGTGGGCAAACTCATTGGACCTCTAAACCTGGTGACATCAAAAGAGTATCGGGTCACGAAGAGTCACAGCAAGAGAACCCCGCTGATATCATGGTTCGCTACAAAGACAAGGCAGGCAATAACAAGCATGTTGGCTATTCGTTGAAAGTCGCACAGAAGAAGCATGGTCATGTTTCTGTCAGTAATCCTGGTGCCAAACAAACGGATGAGCAATTGGGAATCAAACGTAGTGGAGACGACGCTACTCACGAAGACCATTACGAGAATGCCCGCAAAGAGTTAGAGAACAGACACTCAGAACTTAAAGGAAAGACACGATCTGAACAAAATACAATCATCAAGCATCCTAAAAATGAGATGATTAGGAAATCTGCTGAAGAGATAAGCGTTAAAGCGATTGGCAAGATCAGAGACGAGTGGTATGAAAAACTGCAAGGTATGGACAGCAAAGCACTCAGTGACCATATTCGCAAGAATCTATTACGTGCCACACCAACCAAGACACCGATGTACAAGGTTACCACTGGCGGTACTGGAAACAACAACTCTGTCACAATAGAGCACCCAGAGACTCATCACGACCATATCCTTAATGACCACCAGAATATCACTGTAAAGAAGTCGGGCAACAATTCTATCGAGTTCCAACACAAGCATCCTATGACGGGTACGGTTACGACATTCTTAAGGCACAGGATTAAGCCTGAAAGCACTCCTGTGATTTCCTCTCTCAAGGGGGCGGCAGAGTAAAAGACTAATGCTATGCTAAGTTTCTCAATCAATGAGTACACTATATATCAGCATCTAAAAAACAAGGAAGAGTTGCCTGATCCGCACCTTCCTTTCAATTTTTACTGGCTGTACAGCAAAGTGATTAACCAGCAAAGGTTAGATAATGTTCCACTGATGACGGAGATTGCTTTTGCGAAAGCAATGCAGGGACTTGTAAAAAAGTTCGTACTCAAAAACGAATACAACGACCGATATTATTTTTTGGACAAGAATGTCACAGCGTTGTGAAAATATTTTTTGGGCCAGTTCAAAAAAAAGCTTGACATCCACTCGAAGTGTGCTATACTATAGTCACAAAGTTAGTAAACAGGAGCAAGCAAGATGATTTCTAAGTGTGCGGCGACCATCTTAGCCCAACTCGGTGGTAATCGGTTCCTTGTAATGACGGGAGCCAAAAACATTAGCTATGATCCAACCTCACTGTCAATGACATTGCCGCGCAACGCTAAGGGCATCCGGTGGGTGCGAGTAACCCTTGACGAGAACGACACCTATAGTATCGATTTTGTCAAAATGGTCAGACAGCTTCCGCAGACTGCAACTAGGGTGACGGGAGTCTATGTCGAGCAACTGCAAGATATGTTCACACTTTATACGGGTCTCTTTACTTCATTGTAGACCAGGAGGTGCTTATGTTCCGTTTCAACGGCTTTACTATCACTATTCTGCCTAACAAAGTCATTGCCACTCAAGCTGGCGTTCAGTTTGTGTTCAAAACAGTTGAGCAGGCTATAGAAGCATTAGCGCAATAGACAACCGCAAAGAAGTCCTTGGCAGGCGATAGGATTGACTAGTAGATCGAATCCACAAGGACTACTTTGCATTTTTCCCCTTTAGCTTATGGGCACCACTTTATAAAGAGGTTATAACAATGAGTGAGACCACGTGCAAAAATGGAACGATGACATCTGAGGGGTTTATTCCCCATATCGTGTTCAACGGATATAAGATTCCTGTTGTAATCGATGTCACCAGCCCCAAAGTCGATAAGTATTATGCTCCCTTGAGAATCGATGGCGAGCTTGCATACGCCCTACCTGAAGGTAAAATTTTCCAAAATAAGGCTTGACATCCTCTCATCGTGTATCATACGGTGGTCACAACGTAAGCAAACCCCGTCATACCCGTTCCTTTCATCGCTTATACAACAGGTGAGTGATGATTATCGACTTTTCTCGGTGCTACCGAGTAGTGTTTTAAGTCGTTAGCTTACTTGGTAGAGCGCAACTTCGACAGGGTTGGGGTTGCGGGTTCGATTCCAGTACATCTCACTAATAAATAAGAATGCCGACGGTTGGGTGTGGATAGTAAACGGAGAATGGAAAGCGATGGTCACTGAAACCTAGCAAATACTTCACCGTGCCCAATCATTTTAAGTTGATGTCAGGGGTTCGATTCCTCCGCGCTTGAGAAAGTGGGCAAGATTGTAGACTAACAACCTGAATGAGGAGACGAGATGGCTAAAGCGAAAACACAAGTTGCGAATGTGAAGAAAGAATCCGTTCCAAAGAAGACAAGTGACGGCGCAAGTAAGAATACTCGCTACAAGACGAAGAATGACAAACGCATCAAGAAGCCGTATAGGGGTCAGGGTCGATAAGCACTAAATCTGAAAGATTTAAGAAACAACGTGACCGTCTCATCTTGCAACTCGCTTTGAACCTTATGGAGAGTACCGACCTCAATGATGAGTGAGTGCGCAAAAGTCTCAATCAGTTATAGCTCAAAATGCTGTCTTGTTGTGCGTATTGTTAAAGCATCAGATTACTAAGGAACACATGGCCAATCTAGTTCAACGGTAGAACAGACGACCGATAAATGTCAAATAGAAGTTCGATTCTTCTGATTGGCACCAATTTTATAAAGCTCATCTCACTGCTTACCGCTGAAGCAAAGAGGTGTCATCTTAAAAATTGCTCTAATCCGTATTCTAACCTCCTGTAACGGATAAAGTAAAATATAGGAGTGGTCGATGACTACATCAAAACAAGATAGGCTGCTCCTATGGAAAGGAGGAGCCCATGCTTATCAAATCTGCCCTATTCTGCCTTGCGCTCAATATCTACTACGAAGCAAGAGGAGAGCCACTACAAGGTCAATACGCTGTTGCGCATGTTACACTCAACCGAGTCAAGCAGAACTATAGTGATATCTGCACCGAAGTATTCAAACAAGGACAGTTCAGTTGGACTAGACACAAATTTAAGATACCTAGCGATAAAGATAAAAGTTGGAAAGTGGCACAAGAGGTAGCTCGAAGAGCACTCTCTTCAAAAGACATCACAGGTGGAGCAACATACTTCCATTCTAGGAATTGTCGAAACACTACTAACTTCAAGAATAAAAGGGTTACAACAAAGATTGGTGGACACATCTTCTATGTCAATCGTTAAATAAGTAACCAATAATCCTTCAACCGCATAGAGGAAACAACCAATGAAAACATTTGACGAGTATCTCGTAGAAACTTCTACTGTAACATATGATTATCCTGAGGAAATGCTAACAGAAGCAAATTACACCTCAAACCATCGCCGCACTCCAACCGAAATGGCTATTGTCTATAAGAATGTACTAAAGTCTAATGGACACACCATCGTTAGCCATGATACCGATGGCAACGGCGCTCATATTATCACCCATGTCAACCCTAAAAAGAGGGTTAGAGTGACAACAATCAAACCTGTCTATACGGGTTTTAATAAGTCTGAAATCCAAGATCGTCCAGGTACACCTGAAGAGCAAGTTAAGCACGGTCCAAAATAACATAACTCATTTTGTGAGGAAATATGATTCAACAGAAAAGATACAAATCGATTGTCGCTGCACTGTTAGCCGCCGCAATTGTAGCAGGATGTGCGACAGCAGATAGAGGGCAAAGTGCTGATGTGTTGAGTACCTACGCGGCATTCCAGCAAGGGTTCAGTGAAGGCAATCCACTTATGGCACACCTAACGATACCTGAGATGTTCGCGGTTAAGTTGGGCGTGACACAAGCTGTTAAGTTCTTACCTGACCCGTATTGCACGAATGGGCTATGGGCATTGACTGGAATAGGTTATAGCGCCGCACTTTGGAATGTGGGTGTCATACTGGGCAGTGGTCCTGCTGCCATTCCTGCGGTGATAGGACTATGGTGGTGGCAATGGGATGACTGGAGAGACTCATCCTATAGAACGTGTCAGAATCCATGGCATTTTGAGCCACCAACGTTTTTACCAGAATCTCACAATGACATGAATTAAGGAAGAGTGGTAGGTTCAAATCCCACTTCTTCCTCCAACTCAATGAGGTAATTTATGCTTATCGAAGTAATTTGTGGCAAGTCTGTTGCTTTTGGTGAACCAGAGCAAAAGCTGTTTATGCAATATTATGGTATCTTTGTAGGCTCAGCATTTATCGGTGTTGGGTTAATCAGCAAGCGTACTCCATCACCCAACTGGACTCCTAAAATGGCGTAATAATGGACATTTTACTTGAGACGGTAACAGTAGTATGGTTGCTACTTTCGTTAATGATATTGTTGATGTGGTTATCTATCAAACTTGCTCGATTCATCGTGATAATGAGCAGGGAAGTAATTCATCAAGTAGCGTTGCTCAAACATCGTCCACGCCTATGGTGGCAGTTCCATAAAAAGTATCGCTCCTGTGCGGATCCTATGCTTGAGCTAGACTCAGCAGCGGTGGTCGATATGACTGAAGAAGAGTTCAAAGAATACTACAGGAAACTGCACGAACTCAGAGAAAAAGTTTATTGTTCTAGTTTTGACAATTCTGGTGTTTGTGTGTTTAAAGGTTATGCACGATGCAAGCAAACGATGGCCCCACCAGAATCCAGGTACGATGATGTATTCAAAGAAGATGTGGATTGGCTAAATAAACAATGCTGAGGTGATACGGTGGAAAATTTAAATAGAGCCGTGATTTTTGATAGACGTGAACTTTCTCCTCCTGTTGTGGAGGATGAAAAAGATCGAAAGATTAAAGAGCTTGAAAAGAATGTTAGGGCACTTGAGAATCAGATAGCTCACTTGAAATGGGTTATAGGTGCGAACTCGTTTTTATGACCGATAGGGGGGTGAGTGAGTAACTGAAACCGGCATCCTGCTAAGATGTTAGTCCTTATAAAGAGGACTTGAGGGTTCAAATCCCTCCCCTTCGCCAATTTCAGGAGGTGTAATGAACAGCATTGTTTTCAAACCGAAAGTGACAATAAATGGCAGAATTTGGAATCTGTATAGTTTTGAGTTCCAAACGGCTGATGGACTCTTCTCCAGCTATTTCTACGCGATCTCATTCGAGCATGCTGCAGCTATACTGGAAGAGCTTAAAGAGACTGCTAAACTCAGCGGTCAAATTATCCATGCAACATCTAATGAGAGGTAGAAACATGTCTAAAACAGCATACAGGTTTTATTGGGAAAATGGATCAAGCAAGTCTGGCAATACTGAATTGACAGTCATCGTCATTGCAACAGAATTCGCTGAGGCACTCAAGGCGTTTACCACAGCATACCCAGAACATCCAGTCAAGAACATCAGGAACGTTGAGGTTCTAATGGACCAGGTCGTAGTCAGTTAACAACGGCAATATAATGAGATAGATAAATGAAACTGAAGACGACTTTGGTTGATGCGGTAGTGGCATTAGTTCTATCACCCGTGGCTGTAAATGCTGGCTTTTATGAGATGACGAAGCAGACGGTAACGATGTCTATCTCTTAAAGGATTCCTACGAATAGGGGTATATTCAGGAATGACGACAACGGGTGGATTCTCAAGCGTGACCGCTGTGACCTCATGAACAAGATGCTAGAGGGTGATACCTGCAATCGTACCGTGTACGGGTGGCGCAACACGGGGTTTTCTTGGGCTTCAAATTTAGTGTCGGTCAATAGATGCACCAAGGCTTGACAGCAAGCCCGTACTTGTACAGTCTATGCAGACACATTAGCAACGAGAAGGCACAATGTCCTTTCACTACGAGACTCTTACCGCAAATGACCCCTTAGCCGTAGACGTGATGGCTCATAACAATGAGATGGACGTCAAAGACTATGGAGATGGGCTAAAGATTGAAAAGGATCTTTCTCTCCTAGATATTTTAATGACGTCCAATAATCGGTATCAACAATGATGGGCATTCATTGTATAACCTTGTTTTATGGCTGTAGAGGTTCCACTTTAGTTGACCGAGAATGGTGGGTTGCTTAGTCGTATAAATACATGACTAAGCAACCCTACCAATCGAGGCTCTAATCAATGTCTTATGGCACACTAAATCCCTGGTTTAACTTCTACACGTATACGGAAGAGCAAGACTTCTATGCAGACTTCATTGACGAAGAGATCCGCATAGCAGGCACTGAGTGTCTCTACATTCCCAAAGAGATGGGTAGCGTTGATTCTATCTTAGGAGAACCCTATCAATCTCTGTATCATCAGTTCTTTCCTATTCCTGCTCGTTTAACGACTCCTTTAGGTTATGACGGACAGGCCGATGCGATGACACAATTTGGCGTTCAATTCCAACCCACAAGTGAGTGGATCATTAGCAAGCGTATGTTTAGATCTATGAACATACCCAACAGACCGTACCGTCCAAACGAGGGTGATCTTCTATTGGTTGGCAACTACCAGTCCTCGGCTAATAATCCAATCTTTACAAACTCGCTCTTTGAAATGACTTACGTCAAAAGAGATTCATCGAATTGGTCTCTAGGACGCTACTATATCTGGGCAATCAATTGTCAACTGTATGCCGTTGACGGAGAGAAGTTTGAAACTGGTAACCCGCATATCGACAGGATAAACACCCAATATGGACCGTCGGCTGCCCTCGATGCGGGAATCAATGATGGACTTGAGAAGAAGATTATTGATCTGGTCGATTTTACAGAAGATAATCCATTTTCAGGTTTATAGAATTGAAACCTTATACGTACCTAATACGGTTGGACGTGGTACTATGGAGTTCGTTATACTTGTAACGGCCATCCCGATAATCGGTGGAAACGAGAGACATTTATTGAAGAAAGAAGAACTCATGACAGTAAAATGAGGTAAGGAAAGAATAATCCTATGTTTGGTATTCATAGAATGCGGCGCTGCTCCTAGATTTGGGACGGGCGTGAAGCATCGTCGTGAAAAGAACCATAACAGATAGGGTGTAGAGCATACAAAAGAGATGTTGTCTTCTGATGCAGTAAAAGAAAAAGAAGACAGGGTTCTTCGGGTTATAACTTTAGTATTACCAATGGCGTAAGTGTATATGACAGAGTCTTAGGTAAAACTCAACGAATATCGACAGAAGAATATCAAAATAAATAAGAATCATTTATGTATGTTCAAAAGAGTATAAACAACTAAAACTAGGTAACCTATAATGGCGAGACCCAACTATTTTTACTACCAAACTATAAAAAATATCATAACCGCTTTTGGTATAATGTTTAAGGATGTTACTTTTGTCAATGATTATGGAGTATCTATAAAAGTCCCCATCCATTATGCGCCCAAAGACAAGTATATCGAAATGATACAAGTTTCAGCAGATCATGACGATGGTTATGAGACAATGGTTACCCTCCCTAGTTTTGGGTTTGAGTTGACATCCATCGACTACGACAACACCAGAATGCTCAATCCTATGAGCAAAATGAGAGATAACGCTGACACTAATGGCAATTATATGTACAATAGAGTGCCCTACATGTTCACGTTTATGCTGTACCTGGGTGCTCGAAAATTTGAAGACTCACTCAAGATCATCGAACAGATTGTACCGTTCTTTACACCTGAGTTGAACATAAGCATTCGAGATAAGAGCGACTTCGGCATTGCTACAGATGTTCCGTTCTTATTGAACAACGCAGGGTTCGTTATCGATTGGCAAGGTGGTTTTGAGACTCGTAGAACTATTCTATGGACACTCGACTTCTCTGCTAAGGCGTTTTTATACTCTAACGTTAGAGAACAGACTAGGATTAAAGAGACTATCCTCACTATGGAGGACAAAGACTTTAATAGAGTGTTTGAATCTTTTACTAGCAATGTGAACCCAAGGTCTGCTAACAGAGATGATTATCACGTTGTGATTGATCAGGCTTTTGAAGGACCACCGCCAACTAAGCTGTCCTTCGATATAAGGACGGGTCAAGCCATTGCTCTTGATTCAGAAGAAGCAACACCGTACACGGTTCTACCATTTATGCCTGTCTACTCCAGTCAGACAGCTCGTATCGTAGAAACGTTGTATATTGGCAGCAATACGTTCGATTTAAACATGAATGAAGGTGACGAAAGTACACTCGATCTTTAACCAATGAAGCTATAGAGTGAGATAAGACGAGTTATCCGTCCAACACGAACATTAACTGAATTGTCACCTACTGCGATTAGGTCATAGGCAATGTCTGGAAAGAGCGATGCAACAAAGAAGGATTTCTACAGGTGGTCGAGTATGTAACTTCAGCAGGAACACCTGAGTTTTTAGTAGTATCTACTTTTATAGAATTCATTCGTTTTTGAATTCAATGTTACCGTCGGGAGCCCAGAAGGCCCCTTATCATCCTAGAGGAGATTATCATGAAACTTCACGAACTACTTTCAATCGAGAAACAACAGGCTAGTCAAGTCAGTGTTCTGATCCAAGACACTCTTCAGAAGTTTGGCAAAGAGCACTTCTTCAAGGGTTGGGTCAAGCGCCTGAAACTGATCAAAGACAGCCCGGATAATGCCGCAGTCGAAGCCGCAGGCAGTGATACTCGCGAAGTCGTCACCACTGTGGCTGACACGCTTGAGTATATGCTCAAGCATTGGGGGTCCAGCGAAGACGTTCAGTTCAAGAAGAACAAGGCCAACCAACTCGCCAAAGCGGATGTCGTTTTTGGAGGGGCTGTTATCACCGATGTGCCTATCGATGAACTGATGGGATTGGAAGCGCGTCTAACCAAGCTGCGTGAAGTCTTCCAGGCAGTGCCTACTCTCGATGCCACCAAGGCATGGGTGCCTAGCCAGGTCAAAGAAGGCGTACTCAAAGCCGTTGTCGACGATGTCACCACCAAGACTGAGAAGGTTGTGACTCCGGTTGTTCTGTATGAAGCCACTAAGGAGCATCCTGCTCAGGTCAAAGAAGTGAGCAAGGATGAAGTGGTCGGCACATTCACTACCACCAACTTCAGCGGAGCCGTCACCAGCTTGCAGAAAGCCAATGCGTTGGAGCGTATCGATGATCTGATTGGGGAGATCAAGAAAGCTCGTATGCGCGCCAACTGCCAAGAAGTGCCCAATGCAAAGATAGGTGATGAGTTGGCTAAGTACCTGTTAGAGCCATTCCGTTGAGTTTCGGATAAGTTTTACCTGTACGAGTTTCAGCTTGTTTTCTTCGACTCTCTTCAGAACGAGGAACACCAGTAAGCGATTTAGAGATTTTGCTTTTGGTTTCCTCGGAATGAGGAACTCCTTTGTTTGGAGCAACTCTCCCTTTCATTGCTTCAGATAAGTTTTTGCGATGATCTTCTGAGAAAGAGGAACCTTTCAATGAGATAGAGATTTTTCTTCGGTGCTCTTTTGAGCATTGTTCATTACAGAACTCTTTACCGCAGTTGCTCTTATTCAACCAACGACGGTCTCTAACTGCTTTGATTCTTCGAAGAACAGTCTCTTCCCATAAACGGGCTTGTAAAGAGTCATTGAATGTTTGGCGAATCTCAACAACATCGGGGTCTCCATATTCTTCTCGAATTTGTTTGACTGTTTTTGACGATGTGAAGTAAGTTGTCCAAAGATCATCGGGATGGCAGTTTCGAGCGAATCGGACGCCATAGTACCATAGGTTGAGGTCTTTCCAACCTATGAGATAAGTGAACGGTGTATAAATACGGTCAGTCATTTCGACCTCCTATATAGGTTGATTATGATTAGAAGTCCGCTCTACTCCCATAGTGTGGACTTCGTACTTATAAATATAGAGAAACGTGTGATATTGTTGTTGTTACTGTCCTAACCTGTGATTGGAGGTTCGACTCCTCCCTGGAGCACCTAGATGCATTCATCTAGTGCATCTTGGGCTCCGGTGGCGAAACTGGTAAACGCTCAGGTGTTACTGTCTATGTTATTGTATTATCACACCAAACTTAGCCTGTAGGCCATCTAAGTTCTTTCAGTCTATAAACGCGAATTTACGCGGGTTCGATTCCCGCCCCGTCCGCCCAGACGCATTCATTGAGTGCTTCTCGGGGACGGGTGGTCCAGAGGTAAGACAATTCGTCTACTGTTATCGTAATGCATACTGGTTAGAAACGAACATGGCCGCAATTGAAAGACATTGCACAACGAATGGGAGAATCGGTTAGTATTCTCCCATTCGTTTATCTCAAAGACTATGAGGAGACTATTATGGCACTTGATATGTTAGGTCAGAAGATTAGTGAAGGTGATTATGTTGCATATCCAGGTAGAAGTGGATCTAACCTGTGGGTGAACATAAGTAGAGTCGTAGGAATGGAAGTGAGAACTTACTCATGAGATCTATGACATCTTAAAAGTTATCAATGTAAAATCGAAGACTAGAAAGATTGCAACCATCGAATGCATCAAAAAGAACGACCTTATAAAGGAAGACGAATGAAATCATTTCAAGAGTTTTTAACAGAAGAAGACTGCACAATCTACACTAATCAGCAGTTGAATGATCTCGAGAAGTTTGCTGATAAGCTCCTATCAAAATGGGATATCGATATTGAGTTCACTAAGCACTTCGGAGATAGAATGGGTGACAGTAGAAACAACCCCTGCATCAAACTTGCGGAACTCCAACAGTTAATGAAGAAGATTGACAAAGACAAAGGTAAAAAGATTAAGTCTCATGCTGAAGGAGAAGCTGTTTTGGTCGATTTGCAGAAAGATCTCAATCTCCCGTTTGTGATTGACATCGATGATGACGGTGAGTTTACTCTGACGCTCAAAACAATTATGCGCAAGAAAGACTTTAAAACACCCGATGAGAAAATAACCTACTAATGATAGAACGATATTGCTGGATATGTGAAGCAGAGATCTTTGAGTGTATGGGATCAGTCCATGCCGGTTCATTTCTCAAGGCTATGTTGTCACAAGACCCCAACATTGTGGTTTACGAGTTTTGCCCTAAGTGCGCGACCTATTTTGCCAACACAATTAAGGACGGCGACGGCTACCCGCAGCCACCTCTAGCAGTGTAGCATTCATCAAACATAGCTACCCTCACATTTCCGAGGGAACTATTTGAAAAAAACTTGACTTCCAGTTTTTGGTTTGCTATA